GTGGAGCAATAACAGGTCGTGGTGCTGATCTATTAATCATAGACGACCCGCACTCGGAACAAGATGCAATGTCAAGGACAGCATTAGAGTCAGCATACGAGTGGTATACATCAGGTCCTCGTCAGCGTTTACAGCCGGGTGGCAAGATTGTTTTAGTTATGACTAGATGGTCTACAAAAGATTTAACAGGTATGTTAATTAAAAATCAAACGGAAGCAAAAGCAGATCAGTGGGACGTGGTCGAGTTTCCGGCAATCATGGACCATGGACCAGTGTGGCCTGAATATTGGAAACAAGATGAATTAGAGAAAGTAAAAGCAACACTGCCTGTATCTAAATGGAACGCACAATGGATGCAAGAACCAACATCAGAAGAAGGTGCCATATTAAAACGTGAGTGGTGGAGAACTTATGATAGTGAAACTATTCCACAACTACACCATGTTATACAATCTTACGATACAGCTTTTTTAAAAAAGGAGACAGCAGATTACAGTGCCATTACAACCTGGGGTGTTTTTTATCCGTCCGAGGACCAAGGCGCTAATTTAATATTATTGGATGCTATCAAAGGTAGATACGAGTTTCCTGAACTAAGGCGCTTGGCCTTAGAACAATATAAATACTGGCAGCCAGAATCTGTGATTGTAGAGGCAAAAGCATCAGGTCTACCACTCACATACGAGCTGAGGAAGATGGATATACCGGTTGTAAACTTTACACCATCAAAAGGAAACGACAAGCACGCACGTGTAAATGCAGTTGCACCTTTGTTTGAATCTGGTATGATATGGGCTCCTGAGCAAAAATTTGCTGAGGAAGTCATTGAGGAGTGCGCAGCGTTCCCATTTGGCGATCATGATGACCTTGTGGATTCTACAACACAAGCGATTATGCGATTCAGACAGGGCGGTCTGATCGGTCACCCTGAAGACTATGTAGACGAAAAGGCAGAAAAACCTAAAAGGAATTATTATTAATGAGAAAAAAATTTGGACTAGGCGGTGGGATATTAACACTCGCAGGAGTGGCAAAAAAAGCAGGAAAAGAAATAGCAGAGACTGCAGTTGAAAGAAAAGATCAGTTATTAGAACTTATAAAAAAAGGAAGAGCTAAAAAATTATTTAGAAAAAGCAAGGGTAGAGTAAAACCAAAAACTATTAAAATGAAAGATGATTTAACCGGAAAAGCATTTAAAGCATTTAAAGATGAAAGTTTAGTTATGGATGTTGATACATATAATAAAGTTAAAAACATGCCAGATAAAAAAGTTATTAACAATTTAAAAGAATTTGGTTTTAAGTTTAAGGATAAGTAATGCTGACAGCAATTAGACAATGGGTAGTTAGAACAATGATGAAGTCAAAAGGTGAGACGGGCATTGTTAAAACATTACCTAACAAAGATTTAATAGAACTTAATACACAGATTACAGCGCAACGTTTAATGCAAAATGGTGTCGATCCACTATCATTAAAAAATGCGGACCAAGTAGAGAATGCAATCATTGCAATAGAATCTAGACCAAAAATTCAAGAAGGAATTAGATCCACAAAATCAGCAAAAGTATTTGATATGGAGGGTAAAGAAGTAAAAAATCCTAAAGACATTATGGGCGGTAAAGAAATAAACGAACAGACTTTAAAAGAGGAGTTAATGAAGACAGATAATCCGTTTTCAGATTTAGTTAAGACAACTGAAAAAGGACCTAAGACTCTTAAAGAGCGAGAAGCAGAAATATTAGCTGCTATGGAAAAAAATAACAAAGAAGTTGTTGCTAGAATAAGAAATAGAAAAATGTTAGATGATGCAATCGATAATGTATCACCAGGGTTTTCTGGAGATACAAAAATTGATGCAGAACTTGTTGCAGAGGATCTAGCAGAGAGAATGGGATTAGTCTATGATGATCTGCCTACAAAACAAAGATTAGATTTATACGATCAAGCATACACAGGTTTATCAAAACAAAGATTTAAAAACAGACCAGTTAGTGAGGATAGAGCCCTTGAAGATTTTGTTGATGATGCGGGTGGAACAAACCCAGATGATCCAAGAGGCATAGATGATTTTATACCAGACCCAGAAGACATGGCACAAGGTGGACGTGCAGGATACAAATTTGGTATTGGTCCTTTGCTAAGATTTTTTAGTGAAAATAGTCCAAAACAAGCTGCTCAAAAATATTTAAAAAGCGTTAAGGACAGAGCTATGACAGATCCAAAAAAATTAGCACCTGAAATGGGTGCAATTTCAGCCACTGGTATATTTGTCAACAGACGTATGAAAGATGTTTTAGAAAACATGAAGAATCAAGATATGGAAAACAATTTAGAAAATTTTATAAAAGAATTAGATGCAGATCCTTTTTACAAAGAGTATCCAGAGCTTAAAGATAAAATGATTGAAGGCTATACAGAAATGATGTTTGGTGAGAAAAAAGCAGATGGTGGACGTGCAGGGTTTAAAGAAGGCAATAAAAAAATTACTATAGATGCTGCAGGATCCAAGTCTGGTAAACAACAAATCATGGGCGCACCTGAAGGTATCACTGCTGATCGTGAATCAATCGATGCTATCATAAAAGCAGACATACCCATCTCTGAAAAAATAGATCTTCTTGCAAAATATCAATATGGCAAAGGTCGAACTAGAATTGAAAGAGATGGTCAAGAAATATTTTTAGATGAAGGTGGATTCAAAAGCAGAGATATTGGATTAGGTTTTAACAAAGAAGGTGAAGGCATCGGTGGAACTTTAACATATAATCTAGAATCAGGTGAACCTGAGTTTAATATTGGATTTAGAAAAAGATTTAATGAGGGTGGTCGTATTGGTTTGAAAGATGGAATGTCTAGAAGAAAGTTCATGCAAATCATGGGAGGCATTGCAGCGCTACCTTTTGTTGGTAAATTTTTTAAAGCAGGAAAAGTTGCAAGTAAAGCTGCACCAATTGTTAAAACACCACCAGTTCCAGGTAAACCGAAATGGTTTGATGCATTGGTTAACAAAGTTATTTCAGAGGGAGATGATGTAACAAAACAACTTGCAACTAAAGAACGTGAGATCGTTCATACAGTCAAACTAACCGATGAACCTAAATTAGGTTATGTTTCTGCTCAAAACGATCAAGTGACTGTTTACAGGGATTTAGATAATGGAACTGTTAGAGTAGAATATAATTCCGTTGATAACATGTCAGAGGCACCAGTAAATTTAACTTTTAAACCAGGTATGGCCGATGAGACAACCAAAGTTAAACCTGCTGATACGTTTCAAGCAGATGAGATAGTTCCAGAGTCAAGAGTGGTAGGTCCTGATGATTTTGAGATAGAGGAAGCGGTCGATGAATTTGATAATGTTGTTGATTTAAACTCTGATGTTTCTAAACTAAAAGAGTTTGCCGGTGAAAAATTAACAACAAAAGAGATCGTGGAAGGTATTAACAAAAGAAAAAGATCAAAAGCAATTACAGAAGATAGTAGTGAGGCTGCAGATTTTATGACATCGAGACAAGGTGATTACGATCCAAGTGGTGACTTTGCATCAGGCGGTATTGCTAGAATGTTAGGAGAATAATGACTCCAAAAGAATACAAACAAATGATGGACTACCTGACTCGATCAAGTATTAAAGATAAGGTTAAGTTTGCATCAGATATTACAAAACCAGATCCAAAACCAATTGTCGAAGAAATAGAATTATTCAACGAGTTTAACAAACGTAATCCAATGGCAAATGGTGGTCTTTCATCAAGAGGATCTAAACAGGTTTTTACTAAAAAAGGTAAAAAAACATCTGAAATTTTAAAAGAAAAAAGAGTTTTAGGTAAAGATATGCTAAAATATCTTGAGGCAAGATTTCCTAAAATTAAAGACTATGAAAAATTTTATCGTAATGCATCAAAAGACGATGTTGCAAATTGGAAAAAAGCTGCTCCAACTTATGTAGAAATACAAAAAATACCTAACATAGAAAAAGCAGGTAAGTATCCATTTGGAACTAAAGCTGTTGGTGGTTACGTAGAAAAAGTAAAATTAATTAAACAGTTTAATGAATTAAAACCAACGTACAAAACTATGGGTAAAGGGACTGGTGCAAAAGGTTTTAGTGAAAGGCCCTTTACTTTAGATGAATGGTTAGACGCGGGACCAGAGAGAAGAAAAATTGGAAGAATGAGTAAAGAGGAATATTTAAATTATAGAAATGTAGCTAAAGGAAAAATTAAAGAATTTAAAAAATTAGAAAAGAAAAGATTAACACCTCAAGAATATGAAAAAAAGTATTTAATACCAGGTAGAGAACAATCAATAGGAAAACCTAAAGGAAGAACGTTAATAAAACCTGGAAGAAGTGTTTTATTAAGTGATAATAATGTTCTTTTAAATTTTATGTCAACAGCTGCCAAAAAACAGGCAAAATCTAAGAATAAAAAATTTATCGATGTTTTAGAAAAAGGTAAATTTGTAGGAGTAAAAGATGTTGATAAGGGTATAACTTATTATCATGATCAATATAAAGGTAAATTAAGTGATACAAAAAAATTAATAACTAGTCATCCAGATTTTAATAATACTAAAAATTTAAAAGTATTTGCAAAAAGATTTAAATATTCAATGCCAAGTGAAACCATTGGTAGTTATTTTGCAGAGTACAAAAGAGTTCCAACAATGGGTGAGTTAGGAAATTTTTTAACACGAGCTCGCATAAATTTAAATGACTCAAAAGAATTAGTGGATGAAAAGTTAAAATTAGTTGCAAAATATAGTGATCAAGCTATGCAAACTAATCCACTTCATCTTCACCACACTTTAAATGTAGAAGGAGCTCCAACAAAAGGAATAATGTTGTCCTTACAGGATAGAAATGATGCAGCTGGAAAAGTTGTAAGAAACTTTAATAAGGGTAATATTGATAAAATTGAAGCAACAAAACAATTAAAAAAAATTAATACGGCTGCACTTTTAGGAAAAGAAGTTGTTGGGGCAAAAACAGATGTTCCACTAGATAGACAATTAGCATCAGCTACAAGAAGAGTTAATAAAATGTTTTTTGATGCACTTAAACAAAGACCAGATGTTGTTGAAGCCATAGCAAAAAGATTTGGCATACCTGGAAAAGTAACAGCAGGGGCTTTAGCAGGTTTTTTATCTTTTAATGCAATATCTCCTCAAGAAGCAGTTGCTGGAACTGGATATGAGACTGAAATACCAACAGGACTTACCACAGGAGAAAAATTAGCTGGTGCAGGCACAGCAGCAGCTGCATTTAAATTTAGAAAACCTATCATAAGAGGTGTTAAAGCTGTTGGTAGAGGGGCGTTAAAATTATCAGGTCCATTAACTGTTCCTCTTGAATTAGGTTTTATAGGTGCTGATTTAAAATCAGGTTCAACTGTTCCAGAAGCTTTAGCTGATGTTGTATTAGCTGGTGGTATATTTAGAGAAAGAGACAAAAGAAAATTTATAGAAGATAAATACGGAACAGAAACTTTAAATAGATACGTTGCAGCAAAAACTCCTGGTATTACAGATGTTATGGACATACCTACAGCCTTACCTGCTTTGTCAAAAGAATTACAGGCAATTGATGCTGAGGCCGATGCGTATCTTCAAACATTAAGAGGTCAAAGAGCAGAAGAATTTAAAAGAAAATCAACTTTACCTAAACCTGAAATAGATGCTTTTCAAGCTGCAGGCGGCGGTATCGCTAAATTAGCTGGTGTGGATCAAGGACCTCCGCCAGAGTCAGGACCAAACTCACAAGGGTTGCAAGGTCTAATGAAACGTGTTAAGAACTTATAGGAGTATAAATGGCAGATATAGAAAAAGGACTCCCGAATACTAGAACTAAAATTGATATCCCTTCGGAAGAGGAGATAGCAGAAGAAGTTGCTATTCAGGAACCAGAAGAATTAAAAGGACCTATCGAAGTTGTGCCTGAAGAAGATGGTGGTGCAACAATCGACTTTGAACCGGGAGCTATAAATATACCGGGCACAGAAGCACACTTTGACAATTTAGCAGATATTTTACCAGACGATGTTTTAGAGCCAATTGGAAATGAAATGGTTCAAAACTATATGGACTATAAATCATCTAGAAAAGATTGGGAGAGAGGATATACTGAAGGTTTAGATCTTCTAGGATTTAAATACGAAAATAGAACAGAGCCTTTTCAAGGGGCTAGTGGTGCAACACACCCAGTATTAGCGGAAGCAGTCACACAGTTTCAAGCGCAAGCATACAAAGAATTATTACCAGCGGATGGACCAGTGAGAACACAAGTCATAGGAATTAAAAATCCTGCAACAGAACAACAAGCAACTCGTGTTAAAGATTTTATGAATTATTTAATTATGGATCAGATGCAAGAGTATGAGTCTGAGTTTGATTCTATGTTATTTCATTTACCGCTCGCAGGATCCACATTTAAAAAAGTTTACTACGATGTGCCACTTGGAAGAGTTGTGTCTAAGTTTGTGCCAGCAGACGAATTAATTGTCCCGTACACTGCAACAAGTATCGATGATGCAGAGGCCGTAATACATGTAGTAAAAATTTCAGAAAACGAATTAAGAAAACAACAAGTATCTGGTTTCTATAGAGATGTAGAATTAGGACCCCCAGGTAATGTTGAAAGAAATGAATTAGAAAAAAAAGAACGTGAACTAGACGGAACAAAGAAAACAGGTAAACAAGAACCTGTGTATACTTTATTAGAGTGTCACGTAAACTTAGACCTGGAAGGTTTTGAAGACCAAGGAACGGATGGACCAACAGGAATAAAATTGCCCTACATAGTAACTGTAGAAGAAGGCAGCCGAGTAGTGCTCTCCATACGGAGAAACTATGCGCCCAATGATCTAAAGAAAAATAAGATCCAATATTTTGTCCACTTCAAATTTCTGCCAGGACTAGGATTTTATGGCTTTGGACTCATTCACATGATTGGCGGATTGAGCCGTACCGCAACGGCGGCTCTCCGTCAATTGTTAGACGCAGGTACCCTATCAAACTTACCAGCAGGATTTAAACAAAGAGGTGTAAGAGTTAGAGACGAAGCATCACCAATACAACCAGGTGAGTTTAAAGATGTAGATGCACCGGGCGGTAGTTTAAGAGATGCATTCTTTCCATTACCATACAAAGAACCATCTCAGACATTATTAAATCTATTAGGTATTGTCGTACAAGCTGGTCAAAGATTTGCGGCGATTGCTGATATGCAGGTGGGAGATAGTAATCAAGCAGCCGCAGTTGGAACTACAATCGCTCTTCTCGAGAGAGGCTCACGAGTCATGTCAGCAATTCATAAAAGATGTTACGCAGCCATGAAAGATGAATTTAAATTATTAGCAAAAATAGTTTCACAGTATCTACCACCAGAGTATCCATATGATGTTGTAGGTGGTGCTAGAAATATTAAACAAACTGATTTTGATAATAGAATAGATGTTGTCCCAGTTGCAGATCCAAATATATTTTCTATGTCACAAAGAATTACACTTGCACAAACACAATTACAAATAGCAACATCTAATCCTGCGTTACATAACATGTATCAAATATATAGAAATATGTATGAAGCAATAGGTGTTAAAAATGTAGATGCAGTTTTACCTGCACCAGCGCCAAACGCACCGATGGACCCAAGTATGGAGCACATCAATGCGTTAACCGGTAAACCTTTTCAAGCTTTTCCAGGTCAGGATCACAGAGCACACATTACAGCTCACTTAAATTTTATGTCTACTAACATTGTTAGAAATAATCCTGCAGTTATGGCTGCAATACAAAAAAATATTTTAGAACATATTAGTTTAATGGCACAAGAACAGGTACAATTAGAGTTTAGAGAACAATTACAACAAATGATAATGATGCAACAACAAGCTGTGATGAATCCACAAGTAGCACAACAACTACAAGCACTTACAAATCAGGTTGAAGCAAGAAAATCTGTGTTAATTGCAGAGATGACAGAGGAATTTATGAAGGAAGAGAAGCAAATTACATCACAATTTGACTCTGATCCTCTTTTAAAACTAAAATCACGTGAAGTTGACCTTCGTGCGATGGAAAATGAAAGAAAAAGAGACAACGATGAGGCCCAACAAGACCTTGCAAGAGCAAGATTAATGCAACAAGGTGAAATTGCAGAGGATAAAATGGAACAAAACGAAGATTTAGCTAAATTAAGAGCAGGAGTTAGCCTTGCAAAGAGCGGAGTGCAAAAAGCAGCCGTGATGGTGGAGGATAATTAATGCCATTAAACAAAAAAGGTAAGAAAATTATGAAATCCATGAAGAAACAGTATGGAAAAAAGAGAGGTGAAAAGATATTCTATGCATCTAAGAACAAAGGTGTTATAAAAGGAGTAAAAAAAGGAGCATAAATGGAAAAACTTGATAAAATTAAAATAGTTAACGTTCCAGAACAGCAAATTGAAGTAGATCCAAGATCTAAAACAACTGCTGACCAAGCGTTTAACTATATTGGTACTGGTGGACCTGAAGAAGAAGTACAAGGTCAAGGTGCAGTAAGACCAGAAAAGAAAAGAAAATCTAAAGCGTACTAATTATGTGGTTATCGGCAATAAAATTAGCCGTTTCTGCTGGAAGTAAAATATACGCTAACAAGCAGAGAACGAAGATGGCAATGTCTGATGCACAATTGATGCATGCAGAACGTATGGCCAAAGGCGAGGAACAATACCAAGGAAAACTGTTGGAGGCCCGACAATCAGACTGGAAGGACGAGGCAGTTTTGATAATTCTTAGTTTGCCCGTGTTGGTCCTTGCATATGCGGTTATATCAGACGATCCAACTGCTATGGACAAAGTAAAATTGTTCTTTGAGATGTTCTCACAGCTCCCGTCATGGTTCACAAATTTGTGGATACTTGTCGTTGCGTCGATTTATGGTATAAAGGGAACACAAATTTTTAGAAACGGAGGAAAAAAATAATGTCTAAATTATATAATACAAAATTCAAACCTACTAAATCAGGTATTGTTCAAGCTGCGGTAGATTATGTTATTAAAAAAATCCCAAAAAAGAAAAAAGTTTCTCCGGACATTAAATCCATTGGACCATCAAAGACTGTAAGAGAAAAAGGTATAAAAGCCAGTGTCAAAAAAGCTAAAGATGATGAGTTTGTTAAAAGAATTCGTTTAAAAGAAGAAGCAGAAAAAAAAATTAAGACTGGTAAAGAAATGATGAAAGCTGGTCAAAAAGAGAGAAAAAAATTAATTGATACTGGAAAAGCATTTCAGTTTCGACATAGTAAGGGTCTTTATGCTATAGAACCTGGTGAAGGAAGTAAATTTAAAGACGCTTTTAGTAAAAAACCAAAACCAGATAAAAAATTTAAAACAGGAAAAGAATTAGAGAGAGAAAAGAAAATGGGTGGCGGAATGATGGGCCGTAGAATGGGTTACAGTCAAGGATCAAATGGTAAACCAATAAGTAGAAGTAAAAATCCTGGTATACTAGCAATGTCAAAAACAGCAAAAGGAAGAAAAGTGGTTAAAGAAAGATTTAAATTTAATCCTGATAGAATAGTTGCTAAAAAAGGCGGTAAAGCATAATGACTAAACTTTGTCCTAGAGGAAAAGCAGCAGCGAAAAGAAAATTTAAGGTATATCCCAGTGCATACGCGAACGCATATGCCTCAAGAATATGTGCAGGAAAAATTAAAGATCCATCTGGTGTAAAGAGAAAAGATTTTAGAGGACCTAAAAAAGCCATGGGTGGTAGAATTATGAAAGCAGGTGGTGGATTAATGGAAGCAACTGCAAGATTAAAAAAACAAGGTCTAAAGGGTGGTGGAATATCACAACGAGGACTAGGTAGAGCATTTATGAAAGGAGGTAGAGTATAATGATTAAAAAGGGAATGATTAAAATGACAAAGGAAGATAGAGAAAAATTTGTTAAAAACTTAAAAGAAGAAGCTAAAAAAGCTTCAAATAGAAAAGAATTTAAATCTCCTATGGCACGTCAGAGAAAAATTGATACAATGAAAGATAAAGCTGAAAAAAAAGGAGGCACTTTTTTTACTATGGATGAAATGATGCCTTTAAAAACTTTAACATCTAAAGGTCCCGGTAAATTAAAACAAATGGCTAAAGGTGGAAGAGCTAGATTAAAAGGTGGTGGAATATCATCACGAGGATTGGGTAAAGCTTTTATGAAGGGCGGTAAAGTATAATGCCAGGACCAGATCCAAGAAAACGTTTAAAACCAAAAAAAAGAGAAGCTCCAGAATCTCCAGTAGATCCTAAAAAAGGAGTAAAAATGGAAGATAATCAACCACAAACGCAATCGCTAGCAAAAGGTGGAAGAATAGGATTAAGAGGCGGCGGAATCTGTAAAAGAGGAATGAATAGGGACGCTGTCGGAAAGAATTCCTAATGGCTAAAAACGGTTTAGATAAATGGTTTGCCCAGAAGTGGGTAGATATTGGAAGTAAAAAGAAAGATGGATCTTTTTCAAAATGTGGAAGATCAAAACAAAAGAAAGACGCAAAACGTAAATATCCAAAATGTGTCCCTCTTGCAAAAGCAAGACGTATGACTGAAAGCCAAAGACGATCAGCAGTTTCTAGAAAAAGAGCGGTTGCACAAGGTGTTGGTGGTAAACCAACAAATGTTAAAACTTTTGCTAAAAGAAAACAAGCTATGATGGGTGGATTCATGGCAAGAAGAATGGGAATGAGATAATGAGAAGACAGGATAAAATGCCTGCAAGAAATAAAAAAAATTTTAGACCCACTGAAAAAGGGGCTGGAATGACAAGAGCTGGTGTTGCTGCATATAGAAGAGCAAACCCTGGTTCTAAATTAAAAACAGCGGTCACTGGCAAAGTCAAACCAGGATCAAAAGCTGCTAAACGACGTAAATCATTCTGCGCAAGAAGTGCAGGACAAATGAAAAAATTTCCTAAAGCTGCTAAAGATCCTAATTCTAGACTCCGTCAGGCTCGCAGAAGATGGAAGTGTTAATATGAAAAAAAATAAAGCAAAAATAAAAAAAGTAATGAAGGGTTTGCAGAAAGCGTCTAAAACACACGCTGCACAAGCAAAAACTTTAAAAGGAGTCTTACATGGCAGATCCAAAAAAAGGAACGGGTAAGAAACCTAAAGGGTCTGGCAGAAGACTTTAT